TAGTTGGACATAAAATAGAACTAGCCGTTGATAACGCACTGGTTGTACCAGTGCGCCCATTCATGATGGGCACTGATGGAGTGATGAATCGCATCGTCAGTGCATTCGCCTTTTGGAAAGGTGGAATCCAGTATACAATGCTAACGCGACATGGGGACAATTTCAAAATTGAATATGTTCCCATTATGCAAGTGGCTCAAAAGCACTTGTCTAAACCGTATTATACGGTTTCGCGACATGCATTGCCTTCTGGACATCAGAATACCGCAAACTTGGTATATTTGGATACAGGGCTAAATGGTCAACTATCGGTAGAGATACCGTGGTGTTCGACATATAGTGCTTTGTATAATCCATTGATTATCAAGCGTGCGAAGGATAAAGTAGCATTCCCTACTTTATCGACGTATATGGGGTGCCTCATTATCACAACAAATGATGATGAGGGAGGTTGTTTTGATTTCTATAGATCAGCTGGAACTGATTTTAAGTTATCAATGTTAACCGCTTTCGGTGACATCAAATCTAAAGTTTATACTGTTAGAAGCGAAGTTACATTACGAAGGCGGGAGACGGACGATCAAGAAACCATCCCATCGAAAGGAAAAGGAGCACCAAACGAATATACTCTGGGTATGAAGAGAACAGAGGATTCAGATGAAGTATTCACAGAGAAAGAACTTTGGAAGTTCTTTGATCTGAAGAAAGAATACAAACCTGTTCAATTGGATCGCTCCAAGCGCGAAGGTATCATTATTGGTAGTACTAGTAGTGACACCCCTTCAACCGTCCACCGTGATAGTGTGGACGATCCCTTTAAACTTCAATCGGGTTTTACTGAGAAAGCAGGGAAAACGGCATATGATTTACTTAATCAGATTTATAATACTGTTACCGATGTTCCAAACATCGTTAACGGTAGGATAAATAAGAAAGTAGATAGTGTTGCCGACAACCTCGCTTGCAAGGTAGTGGATTCAGCTTTTGACCACTTTAAAGCACATATTAAAAACGTATTTGAAAATAATGCGGTGATAATTATATGTGTTACAGTGGCCGGAGCCGTCCTCGCTCTTGCATTTATCTCAATGACCATGAAAGGAGTTCCCGCTCGACTCGGGTCTCTACTCGTAGTAGCACTTGCTGGCACAGTATTAGTACGCCATGATATTAAGCTTCAAGAAT